TCTCAGTGTTCACAATAGGTCGACCTGCACGATTGCAGGCGTTCTGTTGCGGTTTGATCTTTGCCGCTTCCTTATCAGAAACAAACTCACAGGCAGTAGACATTTGACGGGCAAACTTGCAGACTTCCTCTACATCAGCGAAGGACGTTTGACCGTGCTGAATGTATGCTTGAGGTTGCACGAATTTGCAGTAGGAAGTATCAGTGATGATAAAGTTCATCGGATATGCTACAGCATCACGCAAATCATTCTGTGCCACGTAGACAGTGTGAGGAGCAACAATGATCTCCTGATGCACTACCTCACCAAACTTATAAGTAATCGTGTTGGGAGTGTACTCATCAGATCCACCAAACCCGATAAAATCACCCTGAATGATAGAGTCAGTACGGGGCAGATAATCAAAGCACGAATGAAGAATGTTGGCAACTTCGCCCTGATAGAAGAGATCAATCTCCTCATGATTGTGGGCAATACGAATCTTTTTCTTGTTGAACACTGCTTTAGTGCCCACGAAGAACGTACCAGTTGCAGGATCAATCCCCCACACGATTGCAGGAGCACCATCAATTTTGACGCTCAACTTGCCGCGAGCAGTGAACCAATCCAGGCACGAAAGATCACCCGTGAGGATGGTATCTTCGGGGTGCTCAAGGTGGGTGTTTTTCATACTCTTAAGATAGCAGGGGTCACGGCGAACCGCAACCCCCCTTGTGCCACTTACTCAACTGTCCTCCAGCAGGTCGGGATAGTAAGACTCAACCTCTGAAATCAGTTCCTCATCAGTATAACTGGTGAGATTTTCTTCCATCTGATCACCAACAATCTGCAGCAAATCTTTGGTGCTCATGTTGTCAAGCAAACGGTCGATGTATGCTTCAACCAGTGCTTCACGATCGAAAGTGTTAGTCATTTCAGAACTCATCAAGACAGTGACGGGAAGTTTGATTCAGACGAATGAGAATGTCATCCCAGAACTCTTTATCCTCAGCATCATTGTATTGGTTGTTATCTTCAACCAAACGAATCAGATTGTTGAGATCGTCGGGAGTGAGATAGTTCATCAGTAATCGTAGTTAGCGTTCAGGTACTCATTGACATCGAACTTTTCATCTTTCAGTTCAGGAATGTCAAGGTCAAAAATCTCACCAGGAGCATCTTGGATTTCAGACCAGAGTTCATCAAACATGGTGTGTCTCTCAGGGACGAATGTAATTTATCAGGGAGGCAGCACGAACGCAACCCCCCTTGTGCCACTTATGCAACTGTCACACTCACCTCTTTAATATTCAAGCCCATCAACTGGTTTGTGACACGATTGCACACAACTTCGGTAGGATTCTTGACTCTGGACTTCTCATACCAAAAAGTTACACAACCGTCATAAGTTTCGACACGAACTTTAACTTCAGTCATGGTGGGAATTTGTGTCAACGAATGCAATGTAAACCAGCACGTGGCAGACATCAAGGGGTCTTGTGCCAGTTTCACAATTGGTTGCATTCTCAATAACGAAGGTCTTATTGAGAATCAATAAGTACTATTAATTGAGAATAAGGTCCAATATTCGAACTGGCACATTACTCGAACGGATCGAATTCTTTTACCCTACAATGGACATCTTCTCCAGGTTCGAGTTGCAATACCTCGCGCCAATCGATATCATCTAGATCTAGGTCATCATAACACATGAGATCTAGTGTAACCTGTACGATACGCTTTTGTGTTACAGACATGATTCTCGTAGTGTGTGTACTAGATTATATCATGCATAATGACGATATGCAAGTGCTTCGTAGTCTTGCCCATCTCGTGCATAATCCTCGTCGAGATCTTGTGTATACTCGTCGAGATCGTATGAATAATCGGATGCGTATGTATAGTCGAGATCGTAGTCGTCGTACATAACTCGTCGAGATTGTATGAATGCTTGTGTATTATAGCATAATTCTCGACGAGTTTGCAAGCCTTATGATGCACCGTCTCGTCGAGATCATGCTAGTATATATGCACTCTCGTCGAGAAATGTTAAGATATGCTTATAATGCTCGTCGAGATCTCGTATAAGACTGTGTGAGTCTCGTAGCATTTTCGCGGCGGGGGACTTGACAAACTGCGCGTCTTATGATACGCTCGCTAAACTTGCTTAAGATCTGGGCATTTATAAGCATTTAGCTCACAAGAACTGGAGGGGTTTAGAAGATATTAAACACAAGACCCAGAGGGGTTTAGAAGACTTATAAGACTCTATTCTCAACAATAATACTCAATTGATTCTCATTAATATTACACTTATTGAGAATCAAATAAAACAGCAATATATGTTTTTTAATACCTTTTTTAATTAAATTAAACCTTTTTTATTGATTTTTTAACCTTTCATACCCTTTTTTTCTTGTGCTGCTGTTTGTGCTAAATGCAGATTTGTATGAAGACGTTGACGATTAGCAAACAGATTATGTTGACGGAATGATATTTAGAATACAGGTACTATTTCAGTCTCTTTACATCCTTGAGTCTTTACATGTTTCTCCCATAATGTAGCATCTTCAATCGTATAGAAAACTGCGGTTTGTTTTGAGTATGTTTTCTTTTTGGGTTTCAGGTAAATGACTTGGTACTTCATAATAATACAGATTGATTGTTGGTCCGTCGTTCCAATGTCTTATGACCCCTGCGATAATGAATAGATTAGTAATGAGATAAGTACCGAATATAACAGTCCGTATATGAGCAACGTGGTCTGATTCTCTGTCATTTTTACTTGCTTTCTCCCCAAGTGATTTCGCCCACAATCTCCACAGTGTTTTTCTTTTCTTCATAGATAGACTCTCTTGATTTGATATAAGTAAGTTCTTTCCACTGTTCAGAATAACAGACTACAAGCACTCTTTCATTTGCATGAATTGGACAACACAGATAATTAACTTCATCCTTTGGACGTACAGACTGTTCGATTGTAATGTAAGACTTATCAGTGAAATACACCCAACCTTCTACACCTTTGGTCCAAACAACATAATCATTAACCTGTGGTTGATAACTCATACAAATGCAGATTCAAGTGGAGTTTGCTTTGGTATCATAGCAGAGTATGGAGTTGTATCTTCTAGACTAACAACGTTCCCAACTGTACTTGAGTTGATGGGGGCGGAATATACTCTTTTTTTGGTGTCGTAGAATCCCCAGATTGACCGAACAGACTTACCAAGGTTATAATCAAAAGTAGCAGAGTTGCGAATCCAGATGGCGACAGTATTTCTTTTAAACTGTTCAAATTCATAACTATAACCTTTGGGTGCTTTGTGCGGGAATTCAATCATTATCAGGAACAGCGCGAAGATACTTTGGATTATGACCTAAAGACAGGTAATTGTTCAACAGTAAATCACACTGCTCACGAGTCAGTTTCTTGGCGTCCTCTTCAATTAAACTCCATCCATGAGAGAACAGTTCTTCAATGCGATAGGTCTGTGTCATGTCGTAAAAGAATCAACAATACGGGAATCTTCTTCATGGGCAAGTTCGAACTTATGAGCATTCACCACACGTTCCATAATGCGGGAGTCATGGGCATTCTCATACTCATCACGCCAGTTTAGAAGAACATCATGGCACTCATTGTCATTCTCTGCAATGACGCTAATCACGCCACCATATTCAGAAGAAGGAAACGGAACCCAATAATCAACCAAATAAAGAAATTTCATTGTTGTGAATAAATTACCCCTTCATTTTAGTGTACTTGTTGTATCCTGTCAAGTTGCAGAGTTGACGCTCAATCTCATACTTCACAGGCAGTAAATGTGATGTGAAGAAACCAGCATACTGCCCATCTTTGAGAAGTTTGGAGATGTTCTCAATCTGCATATGTGCAAGAATCAATTTAGTCTTTGAATCCATCACACAAACTCCTGCATATAATAATCAACAGTAATCTCTAGTTCTGCTGCTTTTTGCTCATAGAACAATTCAGTATAGTTCTTTGCTTCTTCCCACTTTTGATAGGAATCAATTTGTTCTTCGGCGTGATTCATGAAGTCAGAGAATGCTGAAAGAAACTGTGCAATGTCTTCGTCGTTCATTTGTTCTTGTTATAAGGGCAATCGGGATGATTTGTGTAATGAGCACAGGCATCATATGCCTTGAACATTTCAGCATCACGTTGAATCAGAAATACATTCCAACCCACAAAGAAAGCAAAAGCAATCGAAACACCAAGATAGAGTTTCATCAACCACACTCCAAATCGTAGGAAATTTGTGAAATCATTTCAGACATTATTTTTGCCCGAAGTTTGTGAACATCATACTCAATCAGTTCGGAAAGATCATCCCAATCCTGATAGTAAGTGAACACATTCAACATTGCACCCAGTTCATCAGTTGTAAATGCCATCAGCAAGCACCATAGAAAGGATTACCAAGTTGAGGCAGATCAGAATTATCACCCGTTTCGACATAACCAAGTGCCAGACGCTCACGAATCGCAAGAGTCTTCTCAACACGATTCAGAAACTTCTTGGAGATCTGATCCACACCTTTCCAAGACAGAACCTGAAGGCACCATTC